TAGAAACCCCTATTATATTTCATCATGGACGACTGCAGTGGGGTATATTGCAGAGCGTTCGGGAGGCAGATATTAGTTGGTAATATCATCTTCTTCAAACCATCAAATTAATTAATATTATTAGGAGGACTCATTATGAGCACAACAACAAAAACAACAGTACAAGAAATAAAGGTAGCTTTAGCTACAGCACAAGTTAACGTCTTTGGTAATTTACCAAGAAAAGAATGTGAATCACTAGAGGATGCAGGATTTGCACCAACAGTGTTTACAAGTATCAATCAGTCAATTGCTGAGCATTTTGCTCAAATAACTGACGAAGCTTCTCTTGAACAATTAATGGAAGATTTTAACTGCAATGGTATAGAGTATTTTACAGTAGCAGTGTATGGTTACTCTCATTTAGATCAAGCTATGAATTATATGTTATCAACAATCTTTGATAATGGTAAGTCTCGTGTTATTGATAGAACTATGATTCCTGCCGTATCTTATGATGCAGAATCACATGTTGTGATGACACAGCAAAGCTATTCAGAGATTGAAGATGTAATGTATTTCAAAGGTACATTCTCATCAGTTATGCAGAATTTCTATAACTTTGTAACTAAACGCATGAGTACAAATAACACTCACTTAGCTCTAGTAGTTAAAGCTTTAAGTACTATATTATCATCAGAGTTTTTATCTGTAATTAATTACGTAGTTCTAGATCAAAATGGAGCTATGCGTGTTTTAGCACCTGCTAAATATCAGGCTGCAGCACACGATGCAATTATAGACGACGTGGTACGTCCATCATTATATGAGGCCGTATCATTTATGGTTGATGTTAATACAGTATTGAAGGCGTAAGACTATGTATACAGTTAAAGATTATAACTTAGCAGATTTGTATAAGGTATGGTCAGAGGATGCTAGACTTAAGTACATCAACCGCTATGCATCAGTCGATAAACCTAATCAACCTTTCAATGGTATTGTGCATTCAGACAAAGAGTATGCTACACTTACGAAGATGTCTACTTTGCATTCAAACCAATATGATGATATTCTAGATTCTAAGGCTAAAACGAAATGGAACTTTCCTCAAGGAGGTACATTTAGTCAAGAAACTTTAGATAAAGGAGTTCAGTCATATTATGACCCAGTTGATAATCTGGATGATAATTTAATGGATGAGTGCATATGGACAACGTATCGAGTATTAGACAATATGGGCTATCTTACACAGATTCAACCCATAATTGATGATGCTGTTGAATTGTATCATGCTTATAAAGCTGATCATAGATCGCATGCGGGTTTTACCGGAGAGTGCGATCGCAGAACACCTGCTATTCGAAAGAAAGCAATATCAGAAAGTTCTGACTTATATAACATGGATTATGTTATAGGTGGAATGCGACGTAAGGATGGTAAGGATAGAAATATCTATAATGACTCGCTTGCGAACTACTTCAGAGAGTGTCGAATGTACCACCGTTGGTTCAAGTGGTGGGAATCTTTACCCTTTGATATGCACTACAGTGATTATGAAATTGCTGGGTTCATAGTAATGTGCAAAGCGAAAATGGCTTATGCAGCTGATTTCAAAGCAATGGATAAACACAGAACGCTTAAAGCACATAAACATGTGGATAAAGCTTTCGCCACATATACTGCAACCCCACTAAAACAGTTGTCAGCGATAAACATGCTAACTGAGGAGTTATATTATACTTCTATAATAGCAGGTAGACACTTGTATGAAGGCGAACATTCGCTTTTATCAGGTATATATCCTACACATGATAGTGAGGGTTTAGAGAATTTTTCTCAACTTGTCACTGTAATTACTATGATGGGATTTACATTAGTTCCTAAGCCACGTAAGCTTAAGAGCAATGAGGTTTTCATTATGGTATGCGGTGATGATTCCTTTGTTCTATTTGGTCGTGAGTTGTCTGTACAGGAGCAGAAGATGTTGACGCAATTACATATTAAAATTGCAGCAGCATGGGGCCAAATAATAGAGGAAACCAAAGTTGACATTACTAAGGATGTAGTTACATTCTGTAAGAAGACATTTGCCTTAAGACAGGATGTAAAAGGTTTTAAACATTACTCAGATGCTCAACAAACACCAATTCACAAGTATAGTTTATTCAAAGCAATTCATCAGTTACGTATGCCAGAGCAAATACCTAATTTCGATAAGAAATCGGATTTGCTAATATGGATGGCGTCACAGATGGATCATGCATACGGCTGTGCTGACTGGGTCAGCGTAATGCAGACATTATGTCAGTACAATGTTCAGTTGATAACTGATAGTGAAGTGGATGATATATTGAACATATCTCCATCCTTACAGATGTATCTTAATGATGATTGGTATTGGAGAAATTATGTATCTTTCTCATTACCAAATTCACCAACTATTCAGTTTATTTTGAAGTTTAAATCTTCATTAAAACAATAGTTGGTGAATTTGGTAATGAGAAAGATACATAATTTCTCCAATACCAATCATCATTAAGATACATC